GAAGTTGATGAGGCGGCAGAAAAGCCCGAGGTCGTCACCAAAGCAGCGCCGAACACCTGGCGCAAGGAAGTGGCCGAAAAGTGGGGCGCCTTGCCTCCCGAGGTGCAATCTGAAGTTGAGCGCCGTGAGGCTGACTTCCACAAAGGGATTGAGACTTACAAGCAAAAGGCACAGTTCGCAGATGTGATGACGCAAGCAATTGCGCCACACATGAACACATTACAAAGCCTCAATGTCTCACCAGACGTTGCGGTTAGAGAGCTTTTGCAGGCTGATAACAAACTACGTTATTCGCCTCCAGAGCAGAAGCAAGCATATTTTGCGGAACTAGCTAGAGCCTACGGTGTTGACCTGGGCCAAGTAGCAAACATTCCGCAACCTGATCCAAACGTTTCAGCGATGGCACAACGTGTGCAGCAGTTGGAAGGTTGGATTCAGCAACAGTCACTCATGGGTCAGCAGCAAGAGCAAGCCAAGCTAAACAGCGAGATTAGCTCATTTGCTTCTGATCCAACCCATAGTCACTTTGAAAGTGTCAGAGGGCATATGGCCGCGCTTCTACAAGCAGGCCAAGCCAAAGACCTTCAAGATGCCTATGAGCAAGCTGTGTGGGCTAACCCGCAGACCCGAACTTCATTGATTGCACAACAGCAAGCAGAAGCAAAGGCGAAGGCTACCCAAATAGCGCAAGCGGCAAAGCAGGCAGCAAGTGTGAATACACGCGCACGACCTTCAATGCCAATCTCGCAGCCCATAGGCACTATGGACGACACCATTCGCGCAACCCTTCGCAGGTTGCAAAACGCTTAAAGTAAAGGAACTTAATCATGGCCTCTCCCGGTCAAGGTTACGCTGCTGGTAACTTTGGCGTGTTTTCGGAACTGGTTACAACCACCTTCCGCAATCACGCTAAAGAAGTTGCAGATAACGTAACAAAGCACAACGCGCTCTTTCGCAAACTCTCCGAAACGGGCAATGTCCGTCTGGAAGATGGCGGCCTGAGCATTGTTCAACCCCTGGAATACGCTTCCAACAGCACTTATCAGCGCTACAGCGGCTTTGATGTCTTGAACATCAACGCAGTTGACGTGTTGTCTGCTGCTGAATACCCGTGGCGTCAAGTTGCCGTAAATCTGGCCATCAGTGGTCTGGAAATGCGCACCAACTCCGGCGAAAACCGCATCATCAATTTCGTGAAAGCGAAAGTGAAGAATGCCCAGCACAGCCTGGCAAATGGTTTGTCTTCTGACCTGTACTCTGATGGCACCGCTGCCAACCAGATCAACGGCCTGCAAGCAATCGTTGCTGACGCTGGTACGGGTACGGTTGGCGGCATCAACTCTGGCACGTATGCTTTCTGGCAAAACGTGGTTCAGAGCGCTGCTGCTCCTCTGCAAGGTGGCTCTGGTATCACGCCAAGCGCATCGACTTTCGAGTCGCTGATGCTGCCGCTGTGGATCAAGCTGACTCGCGGTATGGACACACCTGACCTGATCGTTATGTCTGATGACTACTTCACGTTCTTCGAGCAATCGCAGACTTCGCTGAAGCGTTACACCGCTGACCAAAACGGCCAGGCCGGCATGATTACCATGAAGTACAAGTCTGCTGACGTGTTCTTCGACTCGTCCGGTGGCATCCCCGCTGGTCACGCCTACTTCCTCAACACCAAGTACATCGATTTGGTTGTCCACCAGGACGCCAATATGACGATGCTTGATGAAGTTGAGTCCATCAACCAAGACGCACTGGTGAAGACGATCATCTGGCAAGGCAACCTGGCCCTCGGCAACAGATCATTGCAAGGAGTGCTTAAGGCGTGATGTAGTGTTATAATTAGCTCACTTAAAGGGGCTAGTTATGTCACGAAAGATAGTGGATCTAGTTGGTGTCAAATATGGGAAATTGACCGTCTTGGAAAAATCAAAAGAACGAACCAAACATGGTGCAGTTCTTTGGCTTTGCTCCTGCGAATGCGGGAAAACAAGATTGGCGATTGCCGGTAACCTGCTTGCAGGGACTGCAACTTCATGCGGATGCGAAAGCTACGAAACCCGCAAGTTGCATGGAATGACAAAAACTAGAACTTTTAAGAGTTGGGAGAGCATGAAGCAAAGATGCTTGAATGTTAATGCCCCTGATTACGTCGCCTATGGCGGACGCGGGATAAGTATTTGCAGGAAGTGGACGCTTAGTTTTAACAACTTTTTAGAAGATATGGGCGAGAGGCCGGAGGGTACTTCGCTTGACAGAATTAATGTCAATGGGAGCTATGAGCCAGCCAATTGCCGATGGGCCACGAGATCTGAACAGCAACGCAATAAGACAAACTCTTTGATTATCGAATGGCAGGGCATAGCGCAAGGCGCTGCGGACTGGGCTGATCTTGTCGAGTTACCTTCAAAAGTAATTTGCGAACGGATCAATGCAGGCTGGAGCCCACAAGACGCGCTTACCAAGCCAAATCGAAAGCAAAGTAAATAAACCAAGCCCCTACCAAGGGGCTTTTTCATTAAAGGAACAGAAATGTTTTCTCAAGTCAATCCCGTTGCCGGTGTTGCACCGTTCAACGACTGGTTCACCCCTGACACTATCCAGCGCGGCATCCTTGGCCTTACGGTCATGGGTGTTGACAACTTCTGGGGTCAAGGTGAGTTCATGTATGTGAAATCTGCCGACGCAATCCTCAAGGGTTCGGTGGTGATGTGGGACGAAGCCTACAACGCTGCATTGCTGCCTTCTACCGTGACGCAGGGTTTCCCTTGCGCCGTGGCGATGGCTCCAATGGCATCCGGCACCTACGGCTGGGTTCAGCGTCGTGGCCGCGCGGTTTACAAAACCAATGCGACTGTTGCGGCTGATGGCGTCATTGCCATTGCTGCTGCAGGTATCTTTGGCGCAACCGCTACGGGCAAGCAGATTCTGAACATCCGCAACCGCATCGCGGCCACTGGTACAAAGACCTTCACTGCCTCGACGCAAAACGGCACTAACGTGCTGACCTGCCCATCTGGCTATGACGGTGCATTCTTGGGCATGGCCTTGTCTGGTACTGGTATCCCCGCCTCTACGGTGGTGGCTGGCCTTGATCCTGATGGCAAGCGCATCTTGACCGGCTCTGCAATTGGCACCTTTGGTGACAAGAACAGCACCGCAACAGGCTCGATCACTCTGACCGGCACCTATACGGGCTACGGTTCGGGAATTATCGATTGCCCATCCTGCATGCAAATCGTTACCTAAGCCGCAAGGTTTAGCGCTCGCCTCTCACTCAAAAGGTGGGGGGCTTTTTTATGGTCGTTTCTCCAAACGGGGAAGCCCATAACAAAGCTCAACAGCTAGGAGATTTCAATTGGCATACGTAGACCCCATGCAGCGCGTTCCCTTCTTCTTCTTCCAGGACCGTGAACACGGCGTGGATGATGTGGCTTCAAAAGAACTCGGCTACCAAGTCCCAAAGATGGTGACTTTCATTCTGATCACTCCCCACGGCCACAAAGGTGATCCGCTGGAGTTCATGGCCGACGAGTTCCTGGAGCGCAAGGGAAAAGAAGCAAAAGACGGTCGCTATGACGGATCGTGGGTGCAAGAGTTCAAGGTTGGACTATCCAATCACCGCGAAGGAAAAGCGATTCCTCGCAATGGCACCCCATTGATTACGTGGGAACGAATTCTCAAATCTCGCCGTGAAATTCTTGTGCAGCGCTTTCCCACTGTCGAGGATCTGGCTGCCGTGCCGGATTCGTCCCTTGGAGACATTGGTTTAGATGGGCGAGTCCTGCGGGACATGGCTAAGGCCGACATACAGGCCAAGAAATCACTTTCGCCAGTAGTCAAAGAATTAGCAGATGCGCTGGAGACGATCCGGCGCCAGGAAGAACTGATAAACAAACTCTCCAGCCGCATGGATGCGATGGAAGACCCAGACAAACCGCGCCGGGGCCGTAAACCCCGCGAACTCACCGAGGCTTAAATGACTCTTTCCTGTCTCTCAATTGTCCAGACGGTCTGCAAGCGCATTGGTATCCAATCGCCCATTGCAGCCTTCACATCACAAGACCAGCAGATCATTCAGTTGTTGTCTTTGCTGGAAGAAGAGGGGCAGGAACAATCGACTCGTTACCCCTGGGAGGCTTTGCAGACTGAGGCCACATTCACGACTGTTGCGTCTCAGGTTCAGGGAACGATCAGCGTAATTGCACCAGGACTGGATTACATCGTTAACGACACGATCTGGAACAGGTCTTTGCGCCGGCCGGTCTACGGACCGAAGTCTCAGCAAGACTGGCAGCAAGCCAAGGCCATGCAGATCAATGGCCCGTTTAATTCGTTTCGCATCATTGCGGACGTGATCAACTTCTATCCCGTTCCTGTTGCGGGTCAGACGTGTGCATTTGAGTACATCAGCACCAACTGGATCAACACGGCAGCCGGTGGCACGTCAGACTTGTGGACGAGTGACACAGACACGCCAAAGATCGATGACCAGCTGCTGGTGATGGGCACCATCTGGAGATGGAAAGCCGCAAAAGGTCTGGATTACTCGGAAGACTTCAACAAGTACGAGCGTCGCGTCATTGATGCAATGGGCCGTGACGCTGGTAAAGCACGTCTGACCATGGACGGATCGACCTACGACATCCAGCCGGTCGTGATGGTGCCGCGCGGATCTTGGGGCGTCTGATGCGCCAAGCGGCTAAAAGAATCAATCGCGGCCAGACTGCACGGACGATGAGCGTTTCATCTCCTGTGGGCGGGTGGAATGCGCGCGACCCCCTGGCAGAGATGCAGTCCAAGGATGCGGTCATCCTGGACAACTTCTTCTGCACGCCCTTTGATATTCGCGTCCGAGATGGCTATTCCCAGTGGGTTACAGGGCTCACAGGAGACGCAGAGACACTGTGCAGCTATTCACCTCAGACAGGATCGATTCAACTCTTTGCCGTGTCTGGTGGGTTTGTCTATGACGTGTCCGTCGCGGGTGCTGTTGGATCACCCAAGGTATCAGGGCTGACCAACTCGCGCTGGCAGCATGTGAACTTTGGCACTGCGGGTGGAAGTTTCGTCGTCATGGCAAATGGGACTGATCTTCCCCTCGTTTACAACGGGACCGGATGGGGGAACACTTTTCCCGCTGCTTTCAATACCACCGTGACATCGATCACCAGCGTGGGCCTGGTGGCAACAGTCACAACTTCCGTTCCTCACTTACTCAAAACCGGCATGTATGTCGTGGTGGCCGGCTGGACTCCTGCGGGGTACAACGGCACCTATCAAATCACCGTCACCGGTGGAAGTACCTTCACCTATGCTCTGGCGGGTGTATTGGGTGTCACCACAGTCGTCGGAACAGTCACTCCGCAAGTCAATTTTGCAATCACCGGAGTAGATCCGACTCTTTTTGCGAATGTCGCAGCGTTCAAAGCTCGGCTTTGGTTCTGCGAAAAGAATTCCCTGCGCGTCTGGTACTTGCCCGTTCTGTCTATCGGGGGCGCTGCCGTGTCTATCGACTTTTCGAGCCTATTCACCCGGGGTGGTTACTTGATGGCCATGGGTGACTGGTCACTCGATGCAGGCTACGGGATGGACGATTACGCCGTGTTCATCACTTCCGAGGGTCAAGTGGCAATCTACAAGGGAACAGACCCATCGAGTGCGTCCACCTGGTCACTGATCGGCATTTACGACATTGGCTCACCAATTGGACGTAGATGCATGATGAAGTACGCCGGAGACATGCTGATCGTCTGCCAGGACGGACTGGCCCCACTTTCCAAATCCCTGATGTCGTCGCGCGTGAACACACAGGAAATGCTGACCGACAAGATCCAGCACGTTATGAGTGATTACGTCACGAACTACGGCACAAACTTCGGATGGGAAACCACGATTTTCCCCAAAGAGAACATGCTCTTTGTGAATGTCCCTGTGTCGTCCACCATCTCTTACCAGCTGGTGATGAACACCATCTCGGGCGCATGGTCACGGTTCCTGAACTGGAATGCCCATACTTTCGAGCTTCATGGCGATCACATCTACTTTGGCGGCTCCGGAAAGATTTACAAAGCGTGGGACACCACGATGGACAACGGCAACAACATCACGTTTGAGGGGCTTCAATCCTTCAATTACTTTGGGTCACCTGGTCAGTTGAAGCAAGTCACCATGATCCGGCCCGTTGTGTCCTATCTAGGAAGCCCCTCCATTCTTCTTGGGGCAAATGCAGACTTTGATACCACGGCACCTACGGGGCAGATATTTGTAACAGGTATTCCAGGTGGCGTTTGGGATTCTGCTTTATGGGATCAGGGCGTTTGGGGAAGTGACACATTCACCATTAACCGGAACTGGCAGACCACATACACGCTTGGATACTGCGTTGCTGGCCACATGATCGGATTCGTAAAGAATGCGTCACTCCGCTGGGCATCGACCGATTTTCTACTCAAACCCGGTGGGGTTCTCTAATGTCTGACGTATCAAACTTCCTGGACAGTGTTGCAGGCCCCAACAGATACCGCACTGGATTGAGTGGGTCACTATCCCCGGTTGATGTTGCCCCAATTGTTGGGTTGAACGGCTACCAGCAACCATCCAGCCAGCCAGGAATAATTGCAGCTAGCCAGACGCAATCATCGCCATCGATGGGGCTTCCTTCATCTTCTTCCCCCGCGTCCACCGGCTCGCTGTTCTCCAGCCCGGCATTGGGCCCATCATCTTCAAGTCATTACCAGTACGACGCCAACACCGGTATTGCCAGCCCATCGAGCGGGAGCGCAGGGATTGGAACAGGAATCAGCGCACTAGGTTTGATGGGCCAGCTCACCAAGAATCCGCAGCTCTCGCAGATGGCCGGTCTCGCTGGCGCTGCGATGGGGGCATCCAACGGGAATTACACCGGCTTGGGCGGGGTGTTGGGGAATCTCTCAGGGATCACCGGCGGAAGTCTCATAGGCGCTGCTCTTGGCTCCTACATGAGCCCCGACGCTAACACAGCCCGATTCATGGCGAATGCTGGTGTGTCAATGATTCCAGGCTTGGGACAACTTTACGGCCTGGGGAACATGTTCACGAATGGCGCACTGTCAAACAGCTTGTTTGGCAAGGATGCGTCCTTTGGCGATACAGGCCAATTCAGCCCGGCAACACCTGGCGCACTGGCAAACCTTGGAAGCGTGAACGCTACCCGGGTTTATGGAACAGGGGACAACGCCGTGACTGTTTCCAATAGCGGGAATGGACATTCAAGCGACGGAAGCAGCACTGCGGGAAATATGAGCAGCGGTGATCGTTCATCAATAGCTGCCGCAAACGGTTACGGCGGCGGAGTTTAAGGAATAAAAATGGCAATAGATGCAAACGGCAACTACATCCCCGACGCTACGGATTATTCACAGGGCAACGCATCCTCGGGAATCTACGGAATTGCCCCTCCGGATCAGCCAACCGTGACCACTGGATCGAACTGGTGGGATCCGAGCAACTGGACGGCCAAAGGGATCGGCGCGGTCTCTGCGGGTCTTGGGTTGCTCAATGGATTGACCGGAAACCAATCTGCTCCAGCAGCGCCGAACTATGCAGGACTGGCCGCAGCAGATACCCAATCCAATCGTGTTGACTCCTACACGCCCTATGGATCGTCTACCTGGGCCGTTGATCCGAAAAACCCCAATCACTGGACGAACAACCAAACTCTTTCTCCTGCGCAGCAAGGCTTGCTTGACCAATCCAATGCACTCAAGGGCACTTTGGGAAACACGGCCAATGCGATGGCCCAGAACCTTGGGCAGACGCTTGGATCAAGGATGCCGAGCGCATACGATCCGACACAGGCGACAAACTCAGCGACGGCAAACATCATGTCGCGCGTGAATCCCATGCTAGATCGCCAGAATGTTCAACTCCAGGCGCAACTGGCAAATCAGGGCATCACCCAAGGATCGGAAGCCTGGAAGAACGCTCAGACGGATTTCGGTAATCAGCGCAACGACGCCTACCAGCAAGCCGCATTGCAGGGCATCAACCTGGGCCAGTCGCAGCAAGCGCAGACATACAGCCAGCAGATGACGAACAGGAATCAACCCCTGAACGAGTTGAATGCGCTGCAGAACGGCTCACAGGTGACCAACCCGACATTCACCCAAGCACCGACAGCGGCAAGTCAAACGGCTGCGGGTCAGTACGGATACAACGCCGGGATGCAGGCCACGAACAGCGCAAACGCAGCAAACGCAAACACCTCCAACGGTCTGTTTGGTCTTGGATCATCCCTGCTTAATTACAAGGGCTAAGAAATGGCAACCCAAGGAATTGACTCGACTACAAGCCTGATTGCGCCGGACATCGCGGCTCAACAGGTCATGCTGGGCCGTCGCCAGCAAATGGCCGATCTTCTGCGCCAGCAGTCTTTGACGCCAGACCAGGGCCAGATGATTGGCGCGCAGTACATCGCACCGTCCTGGTCTCAAGGTCTCGCAAAGATGGCTCAGGCCCTGATGGCGTCCAAGTCGCAAGACGACATCGATGCGCAAAACCTTGACCTAGCAAAGAGCTACGGAGACCGCATCGGAGCGATGTTCGGCCAAGGCGCGCCGGATTCTTCAACTGCGGCGCCTGCTGCTTTGGCTCAAGGTGCATTGCAAGGCGATGTGGGCCCGACCAATTCGAACGCAGCACGCATGGGAACCATCCTGGCACAAGGCGGTGGAACTGCTCCGCAAGGTGGAGGCTTGACTATCAACGGCATGTCACCTAGTCAAGCAAAGATGGCATTCATGCTGGACAAAGGTGCCTACATGGGCGGGTACATGAAGCAATTCGACCCGACAGAAGCAACCAAAATGGCATTGGCTGCGGGAGCAGATCCGCGCCAGGCGAACGCGGACGCACTTTTCAAGAATAGCTATGTGGCGCCAGAGAACATTCGTCCGGGCGGATGGAGCCGTGATCCTCGCACTGGTCAGGCTACAAACTTCCCGGTTGTTCCGGAAGGCTTTCAAGGCGTTCAGATTCCAGGCGGTGGATTCAAGATTCAACCTGCAGCGGGAGCGCTGGATGCAATTTCTTTGTCTGAAGCTTCCAAGCTCAAGGGCAAGAACATGGAGACGCTGGCGCCGGTGGGTCAATCCGTCACGCTCGATGATGGAACAACGCTCCCGACTACGGTGGACGCAACCATTCATGGGAATCCCTCTGTTGGCAATGGGTTGGATATAAGCAAACTGTCTCCGCAAGAGCAGCAACTCCTTCGCCAGACCGATCCTTCCGCCTACGATGCTGGCGTTGCCCGATTCAAGGCAAAAGGCGTCGGCGCGCCATTTGGTATGGAGCAGGGCGCAAAGAACTCGCAGGATGAATTCTCCAAGCGGTGGTCGCAGCTCCAGACTGACAATTCCACAGCGCAAACTACCACTTCCTATCTGCAAAGCATCAAGGAGCTGGCGAAGAAGGCCAACGCAGGCGCCGGATCTGACAAGTGGGCATTCGTCAACGGACTTCTTGCACCATTCGGAAATGAGCGCGCCAATGATGAATTGACAGCAAAGAACTTGCTGGAGAAGTACAGCAACCAGATCACCGCGCGCCTGGGCGCCGGAGGAATGGGAACAGACGCGGCCCGATCTATTCTGCAATCTGCATATCCCAATTCGCACATGCAGCCTGACGCCATCAATGAAGCTGTCGACAACCTGGTAGGTGCAAATGAGATGGTGAAGGCCAAAACCAAGTTCCTGCAAGCACCGGCACTCAAGCGCGATCCAAAAGCCTACTCAGAAAATGAGATCCAGTTCGACCAAAACGCAGACCCCCGCGTGTGGCAGTTGAAGAACATGCATCCTGAAAATCAAGGTGCTTTTGTCAAGAAGATGGACCCGGCCACGGCAGCTGACCTTCTCAAGCGCATTCAAACCCTCAAGAAGATGGGGGCCTACTGATGTCCGATCTGGAATCACTGTTGGCGCAGCAAGCATCAACAGCCCCGGCTGCCGATCCGCTGGAGGCATTGCTTACTGCGCAATCTAATCCTGCGCCGGTTGCGAATATCGGTAATGAGGGTAGGCACGGTCCAATGGCTGAAATGCCGGAGCCCTTGCTTGACCAACTGAAGCACCAGATCAGCCTCACAGGGCGCGCGGGAGTTACTGCGCTCACAGCACTGCCGAATATGGCTGGAGACGCTGCAAACGGTTTACTGAACCTTGGGATTGGAGGATTCAATTCACTGACAGGATCGAACGTCGGCAGATTGCAGTATCCGTCCCAAATTACGCAGCAAGCCCTGACCAATGCGGGTGTTGACGAGCCAAGGAACGGAACTGAAAGAGTCGTGCAGGCCGCAACATCAGCCATGGGCTCAACTGCGCCCAGTGTTGCGATGGGGAAATACCTTTCCACTTTTGGCGGACCCACGGCGAAGGTCGTCGGGAACTCACTCCAAACAGCACCTGGAATTCAGACTCTCAGTGCCGGTGCTTCTGGAGCTTCAGGGCAGGGCGCAGCAGAGGCCGGATTTGGCCCGGTCGGTCAAATACTGGCGTCAATTGCTGGCGGTGGCACAACTGCACTGGCTGCGGCCGGCGGTCGCGGGTATATCAATCCTGCCCCATCAAAGGAGCAATTGCTTGCTGCTGCTTTGCGCGACCAAGCAGAGAACCAAAAGCCAATGCCCAGATACTCCACCGATGCACTGGGCAATGTGCAAACTACCCTCGATAAGCCGCGCTATCGCTTGACACCTGAAGGCCCGGTTCTTGTTGATGCACCTGGTGCACCTCAGATGCCGACAAATTCAATTCCAGTTGACCGTCCGCTTCCTCCTGTCGCGCCAGCTCCTGAAGGAACGGTAAAACCCGTTCAGGACCAACTGGGAAATATTGCGCTGTTGAAGAAGATCGGCCTGAATGAACAGCGGCCGTCCACGATTTCCGGCGACCGGTTTACATCTGGGCAGGATTATGAAAATGCCCAACTGAACAACCCGCTTGGCGAGGCCATGCGAACGCAGCTCACAAAAGAACAAACTGCGCTACGTGATTTCGGGGCGAAGATCCAAAGCGAAACAGGCGCCAAGGCCATGACTCCAGAGCAGTCTGGGCAGACTGTCAAAGCACCTCTGCGCGGTCTGTCGGACTGGTTTGATGGGAAGATAACAGCCGTCTACAACGCAGCCAGAGAGAAAGCAGGCGGCATGGGCGCAGTAAGTCCGGACGATCTGAATAACCTGCTCAAAGACAATAATTTCAGGGAGACGCTGCTTTCATCGAAAGACGGTTCTGCGCTGCTCGGATCAATTGAGCGCCAGGT